GGTTCCCGACCTGGACGACCTGATGACGGCCGTCAAGCCGACCATTGACGGCGGGGGCAAGATGATCCTCCTCGGCCGGGCCGACAAGTCGCGGCCGGAATCGCCGTTCAAGAAGATGTACCGGGCCGCCAAACAAAAGTTGTCAGACTGGGTTGCCGTCTTCCTGCCCTGGCATGTTCGGCCGTCACGTGATAGTGCCTGGTACGAGCGGCAGCGGCGCGACATCCAGGCCCGAACCGGTGCCCTCGACGACCTGCACGAACAGTACCCGGCCACCGACGTCGAAGCCCTGGCCCCGGCCACGCTGGATAAGCGCATCCCTCCGGCCTGGCTGCTGCAATGCTATGAGGCCTTGGAGCCGTTGGGGGATGAGGAGCTGATAGAACTGGCCGCGCCCGCCCTGCCCAACCTGCGCGTTTACCGGCCGCCGGTGAAGGGTCGGCGGTATGTGCTGGGCGTTGACCCGGCCGAGGGCAACCCCAGCAGCGACGAAAGCAGCGTTACTGTTATTGATGTTAAGACGGGCGAAGAGGTGGCAGGCTGCGCGGGCCGCTTCCAGATGGACACGATAGCCGATTATGCCGACCAGTTAGGCCGGTGGTATAACCGGGCGCAGCTGATGGTCGAGCGCAACAATCACGGCCACGCGGTGTTGCTGTGGCTGAAGGATAATTCCAAGCTGAAGGTGCTAAAGGGCCACGATAAGCGGCCGGGCTGGCTGTCAAGCCCGAAAGGGAAGGTGTTGCTGTACACTCATGGCGCTGAAGCCTTCCGGGATAGGGAAGCCCTTATTCACGACTTCACCACGTACCTCCAGCTATCGAGCATCGAGGGCAGCACCCTGCGCGCTCCGGACGACGGGCCGGACGACCGGGCCGATTCCTATGTGCTGGCCCAGGTCGGGGCGCAGAAACGGGTAGTAGAATCGAGGATTTACTGATGAATGCTTTTACACGATTTAGACACTGGTTGGCCGGGGCGGCATTGAAGGCCGCCAGCATTTCATTTATTCCGGAGTGGGTGCGCTACAGCGTCTTCTACCCCGCCTTCGCCAACCTCATTGCCGAGGGTTATAAGGCCAATGCGGCCGTCTCAGCCTGTATCCGGGTGCTGGCCTTTTCGTTCCCAGAGCCGCCGCTGATGACCTGGCAGGAGGGCAAAAGCGGCCTGGAGCGCGACCCATCCCACCCGCTGCGGGCGCTGCTCGAACGGCCGAACCCGGACATGGGCGAGGCCGAGTTCTGGCAGTTCGTCATTACCTACATGGCGATTGGCGGCAACTGCTATATCTGGCTCCAGCCCGACCGCTCCGGCCGACCAACGGCGATGTGGCCGCTGCATGATGGGCAGGTGAAGCCGGTTCCGGGGCGGAATACGGCCGAGGGGCTGGTCTCCTGGTATGCCCTGGACATTGGCGACGGCAGCAGCGGCAATCCGTTCGGAGTCGAAAACTACGACGCCAGCGTTCCCGGCATCGCCCTGGACAAAAAGGATATTGTCCATATCAAGTGGATGATTGACCCGGCTCAGCCCTGGCTCGGCATCGGGCCTATTGCGTTGGCGGCGCAGGAAGTGGACACCGATAACGAGGTTAGCCGTTACATTTTCTCGCTGCTGAAAAACGACGCCATGCCCCAGGTGGTCATTACGTTGGTGGAGGACGCCGACACGAGTCCGGAGACCATCAAACGGCTGCGGGCGGACTGGAAACAAAAGTATGGCGGCAGCAAGCGGGGCGAACCAGCCTTCCTGACGGCGGGCATGAAGGTGGAACGACTGGCGCTCGACTTGACGCAGCTGGCTTACGAGGCGTTGAATAAGGTTCCCGAATCCCGCATCTGCGCCAACTTCGGAGTATCGCCCATTGTCGCTCACCTGACATCCGGCCTGGAGCGCAGTACCTTTGCCAATTACGGCGAGGCCCGGCAAGCGTTGGCAGAAGATACGCTGGTGCCTCTGTGGCGTTTGGTCGCCAGTGAGCAGCAGCAGGCGTTCGAGTTGTGGTATCCAGGTGTGAAGCTGGCCCATGACCTGGAGGTTGTTCGGTCGCTTCAGGACAATTCCGACGATGTATGGAACCGGGCGCGGGGGGCGTTCAACGACGGCCTGGCGACGCGGGCGGAGGCCCGGTCGATGGTGGGGCTGATTGCCGGGCCGGGGGATGAGGTCTATAAGGAGTCGATGACCTGGGCTTTGGTTCCGGTGGGGCAGAGTCGGCCGCTGCTGGGGGCGGGGGATGGGCCGGATTCGGCCGATAGTCAGAATGGGGATAAGGCGTTACCGGCGTTCGCCCGCAAACAGACCGGCCGCGAGTTCGGCCAAAAGGTCGTTGACGCCTTACGAGCGGTGAGGCTGATGTCGGCCGGGCGGATGGAAGCGGCGGTCGAGAATTATTTTGAGCGGCTGGCGGGCCGGGTTGTGGAGCGGGCGGGGAAGGGTTGGCCGACAGAGCCAATACCTGGCATGGAATGGAACTTCGAGGCCAACGCCTGGGGAGTGTTTGATCCGAATGATGGGAAATGGGGCAGGTGGACAACGATTAAGATTCTGCCGTCGGCTACCGACCTACTGACGGGCGATGACAATGAGGAGTTCGAGCGGCTGATTAAGCGTTTCTTTATGGAGGTGATGGCCGCCTCCTGGGATACGCTTGGCATTGCCCTGGACAGCCGTGTGCAGTTCGACGCCAATGACCCGCTGGTTACGGCCGTATTGGAGAAGGCGGGCGAGCGGGTGCGAGAAATAAACCAGGCGACGCTGGCCGACCTGCGGACGCTGCTGCAGCGGGGCAATGAGTTGGGGCTGTCCATTGACGCCCTGGTGGATGGGGTTCCAGACGAGGGTATCCGGGGCCTACGCGATTTCGTGGCCGAGACCTACAAAGGCCGGGCGCGGACGATTGCCCGGACGGAATTGGGGACGGCCCAGAACGAGGCCACTGTCGGCCGTTACGAGGCGGCTGGGGTGCGGAAGGTGCTGGTATTTGACAACGGCCTGACGGACGATGACCAGCCCTGCATTGACGCTAATGGGGCGGTGTGGACGTTGGAGCGGGCGCGGGCGAATCCGTTATCTCACCCCAATTGCTCTAGGGCTTTTGCGCCGTATTTTGAGTAATAAAAAAGCCCGGCTTTGGGGCCGGGCTTGGGACTTTAATGATTGAACGTCTATTCTAAATCGCCTTCCTTTTCGGCCCACACGGGCGTACCAAGTCCGGCGGAGCGGGCGCAGCTACTCGCCTCGTCGTAATCCCGGCTGCCTAGCTTTTCTGTCCAGGGGATTGATACGGTCTCTACTCTCTGAGATTCGTACTGCCCTACCTGATGGCCTGCATACCAGCCTTTGCCTTGCCAATTAATCTCGTTGTTCATTTCAATTCTCTCCATATCCCGGACTCCGCCGGGCCGTCTATTTTAATACTTCGACAGGGCGAAAACCTCCCCGTCCGATTCGTAATCTACTATGGCCTGATGCAGCAACAGCCGCACCACTTCGGCCATCTTGACTTTGTAGCACCGTGCCAGCCTGCCCAACTGCTCGTGTTCGGTCGGGGTGAGTCGGATCACGAACGGCTTTTCCTGCCGCTCCTGGGCGATTGCCTTAAAGATTGATTCTACATTTTCGTTGTATGGCATTGCGTTTTCCTTCGCTGAGGCGATTCTGTTGGGTAGGGTTCGGGGCAGTTTTCGGCCGTGCCCAGGGCGGGGAATCTATATGGCCGTCGCCTTCGCAACCTCCATGATTCTTTGTGCCGATTGCTTTCGGAATCCAGGAGACCCTAGCAGACCACTTTCCCGGATGTGCCATTCCCATGAACCCCCATAGGGCCATTGGAAAGCGGCCGGGACGCGCTCGCCCGCTACTTCTTCGAGTTGGGCATCTGACATTTCCTTTGATGCCAACTCAATGCAAGCATAATCTGATTCTTTCAAGGCGTTTTCTAATTGGTGTAACATTTTATTTCTCCATTCCCGGAACCGCCGGGCCGTCTAATTTACAGCCTACTAAATGTAGGCCAATCGCTGAGGCGATTCTTTCCCCGGCCGTCTTTGTCGCTTAGCGATTTTCCCAACCTCAGAGAGGCGGGCGCGGCCGGGGAGGGGGGGATTAATCTTCGATAAAGTAGGCGGGCTGCTCTACTTTCGTGCCGTCCTCGAATTCGACGGTAGCAACCCACTCTTTGTCGGATTGATTAAGTCCGACCTTGTGGAAGCGGTCTAACTGTTCCGCTTCCTCCCATTCCCCCGTTCTGGGGTGAATGGCCTGAACTATCTTTCTGAAAATTGACATTTGATTTTCTCCTTGCCTTTCGGCCTATAAACGATATTTATTCTGAATCGAAAAGAACGCATCTTCTTTTTCCTGGCTCGAAAACTGGACACCCGCTCCGCCTTTCTTGTAAGCGGCCACGATTGCGTGTTCCGGGGTTCCCGGAAACTGGGAAACAAATTCTTGGGCGGCCGCTTTGCAATCATTCTCGTATTTGGCGTCTTCGTCTTGCATCTGGGCAACTAACTCAGATTCTTCAATCCCTAATCCGGTGGCTACTGCTTTTACATTCATTACGTGGCTGCTAATTCTGCTTTGCTTGTCCATCTGTGTTTCGTACATTTCCGTCTCCGTTTGTTTTGTTTTTCAATCAACTTACAATACGAAGTATATCACATTTGTATATCACTTGTCAACCCCCAAACCGACCAATTCCCAAAACTAGATAAAATGTTTGTGGACGGCCGAATCATGGTACAATTGTTCTATGGCCGACCGAACCCCCACCAACGGCTCGGCTGAGCTCGCCGAACGCCACCAAGACGACCGCGTCGCTGCCCTGGCCGCGATGCTCCGCCGCAGCGACATGATGGTGCTGCGGCATGTCCATCCGGCGGCGGCCGATTTTGTGCGGAAGGCCGAAACGGGGGAGGGGGAAACGGAACCGTTCGAGGAGCTGGCGGCGGTGCTTTACCAAAGTCGGCTTCTTGTGGTAGACTACGTGGAGAAGCGATACGGCCGTAAATGACAGCCCAACCAGGTTGGGGCATTTGCGACCCGGCCCCCGCTAGATTTTGAATCAGCCGCGGCCCAAACCTTTCGAGGCTTGGGCCGCTTTTTGTTTATAGGGTGTCTCATGGAATACAAAACAGTTCCACTAGAAATCAAGGCCGATGGCGATACCGGCATTGTCGAAGGCCACTACTCCGTTTTCGGCAACAAAGACGACGGCGGAGACATCTCCCACCCGGGCAGCTTCACCAAGACCATTCAGGAGCGGGGCGGCCGGGTGATGGTCTTCCGCTTCCA